GGAGTCGTCTGCACTGCGTGATTGTCGCTGCCTGATTGGTCGTACCAAGTTTTGACGTGTCCGTTGGCTGTTGTCTGTGTTAGTGTGATGTTGGTTATGGAAACGTCGGCAACTGCTGTGCCTAGTATTTGAAAGTAAATTGGTTGGTTGTTGTCAGATGTTAGGCTAATGGAATTTGCCCCCTCAACAATTTGCTGACCTCCGCTGAGATTGCTAACAACACTGCAACCAGTGAGGCTTCCACCGTTTAGTTCAACATCAAAAGTAGCTACGTAACTTTCCGCTGAAGTGTCGGAGTTAGGCGATAGGTTTTTAAACCCATTCGTACCTTCATTATTGACTGAAAAATCAAAGCCAGTTGAAGTTTCATTACTAACATTACCCACTAACGAACCAGACTCTGCCTGTAAGTCTAGTTTATCAATATCCGCACCCACCCAGCTCTCAAGCGTACCATCAGCAACCTCAGCAGCAGTAAAGGATTTGACAGCATCGTCCGAGCTACGGCGTACCTGTACTACGTACTTGCCAGTAGTGTCACCAGCGGTATCTCCAGATGTCGTTACGTCTGTACCAGATGAGCTAAGGTTACGCAGGGAGTAAGCGGCGGCTGCTCCTGTAGCTTGGTCAAGAGGAAGCTCGTCATCAAAGCTGGCGTTTACGAAACTCTCCAGCCTACCGTCAGTAACCTCGTCAGCGGTAAAACCCTCAGTCTCTCCGTCCACGTTACGGCGTACCTCTACAACGTCACCAGTGAAGTCCTCTTTCAGTTTACGCAGGGAGTAAGCTGCTGCTGCTTCAATCAAAGCACCATCGCGTTCGCCTGTATTCGTGTCCAGTTCCCGTAAGTCAAGCGGCAGCGTAGGCTGCTCGTTGACCCAGCGAGCCATCTCGCCTGATTCAATCTGACTCCCGGAGAAGTCCTTTTCCGTATTATCGCTCTCACGGCGTACACGTACCACGTCAGGATCACCTCCAGTGAGACTCCGTAGGCTGTACGCAGCAGCAGCATCAGGTGCTATCTGAAGTACGCTCTCGCCCACCGAGTTCAGCCGTCTCTGGCGACCCAGTGCTGAATCAAGGCTAATGTGCATCTTAGACCTTGTGAAGTGCTACTAGACCGCCACTGATAGTAACGGAAGAGAACTGACCATAGATGATCGTACCAGCTCCAAAGGATGTAAGAAGTTTATCTGAGTTCGTCATCTTGGCTGCTGTTACTGCACTGATCGTTGAATCCTTTAGGAATTGGATTGCACCGAAGTTACCGGCAGTAGCTCCAGCGGCGGAGTCAATAATGACTGAGCCAGCGGATGAGAACTCCAAAGCGTTATTTCGTGAACTTGCCATAGTCGTATTATATCACAGGGTTTCCTAACGTGCCTGGCGGCTTACGTAGGTTGAGAATCGTTTGTTTACTGTATTGTTGTTCATTTTCTTGTCCACTCGGAATATCTCGCGGTCAAGCATAAGGTCAGCTTGGGCAGCAGCAAGTGCCGCCTTTTCAGTCTGACCATCTCCAGTATAGAAGTCAGAAAGTGCAGTATAAATGATGTAGTCCACGAACTCACTTGGTATGTCCGTGCTGTCCTGGTTGAAACCAGTTACTAGTTCTTTTTTGTAAGTAACAAATGCTGCATCAGAATTACCCGAAACTAAGTTTATTATATTTGCTCCATTTGAATCCACATAGAACTCGAACTCCAAAGCTGAGTCACGGGAGAATGGTTTGGACCTATGGATTCTTAAGAACTCCCCAATATTATCTTTGCTGGTCTCGGTATAAGGGATTGGCTGCACGACCTGCTTAAGGCTTACGCCGGCATCACCGAACTCACCGGTATTAAAATCAGCATCCCAAGGATTAGTTGTTACTGGTGTGCCGCGCGTTGACTCAACATAATAATCAATCGGGGATTGATAATCGTACAATTTCCAATATCCACCGTAGTCCGATTCCCAAAATATTCTGTGGAAATTTGGACCCTCCCAACCATTAGCTAAATAGGAAATAGGTACGTATGTGCCATTTGCGTTGGGTTCAGATGCTCCGCTTACTTCAATGTTGGATGGAATGCTGCGCTCCTCACCAACCACCAAGTACCGTGGCCAGCTATTGGATTCATTGTAAGCGCGGGATACCGCCCGGTTCAATGAATTAACCAAGAAGAACTCATCAGCAGCGGTTAAGCTCTCCAGCCCTGCTATGGACTGGAAAGCATTTTTAACCTCAAGGAATGTTACATCAGATGGCATTACTGCACGTTATTGTTCAGTACTGTTTCTGGCTTGTTTACTGGTGATCCGCCAGCCTGCAAGTTGTGACGGCGGAACTGGGTCTGTGGACGGTACTGAAGCACGTCGTGGCGGAACTGGCGGCTTTGATTACGTACTTTGTCAATTTCAGAAACTAGGATTAACTCAGCGTTCTGGTCCTCAACTTGAGCCTTGTCAGTCTGACCGTCACCACGGAGGAAGTCAGCATAAGCACCAAATGCGCAGTACTCAAAGAATTGGTAAGGGATATTCGGATTATCTCCGGATTCATCACCAAAGCTTCCTGATGTATAGCTACCACCGTCAGAGACGACTGATTCAAGATCCTTACGGTAAGTCAAATAGACATCCGTAGCATTAAGAACAGTTGGGTTAATGATTTTTACGGATGGGTAACCTCCAGAATTAAGAATGGACACGTAAGTGTACTCCTCGGGGTAGCGAGTATCCGTTGGATCCGTCTTATGAATACGGAAAACAACATTGGAGTCATTGGCTAGATCCTTGCCAGTCCCGTATGTTTGAATCGTATTATCATCAGCTGTAGCTAATGTAATTGATTCACCAATTACGGTGAAGTCAGGCCAAGGATACCGCTCGAATGCGGTGCGAATACGACGATTAACTGCCTGCCGCAGGAATGCAGCATCAGTTGTTTCAAGAGCAGCTAATCCAGCGATGGACTTGAAACGCTCCTCAAGGTTCTGGTATGTGATGGTTGGATAGTTTGCCATAGTTGTTCAGGTTAAATTTCGTTGGGTGAAAGTTCAGGGAATCGTTTGTTGTAATCCTTGAGGAACTCCTTGGAGTGAACCTCTTCGTGTCCGTATTTAGATGTCAGGCGGAAGAACTCCCTCGCTGGCATTGTGGCAATCGGACGGCCTAGTGTCGGATGAACAGTACCCTTTAGTTGAGCAGCTTCCTTTACCGCTTGGTTGTAACGCTTCTGCTCAGTAGCTTTTTCTAGCTTGAAGCCATTCTTGATTTCACGCATAAATGCGCGATCAATCTCTCCATCGGAGTACCGCTTAATGTTAGGAATAATTATATCCATAAAAGAAAAGGGTGGGGGCTTTCGCCCCCGACCCTAGTTCAATTCAATTAGGCAGATGCGGTGATCTTACCGTGAGCGCCTGGGTGGTAGACACCGAGGGTCAAGGCGCAATCAACGTAACCACGCTCACCACCACCTTGGTTAGGCAGACGAGTCGAACCCATTGGGATCAGTTCGTGTACACCGTAGTAGTCAGGGTTGATGACGTAGCCAGCCATTCCTGCTTGTCCAGCCTGTGTTGGCATACAATCAGGGTTAGCGTTAACAACGGATACGATACCGTGGTCGCTTTGGTACAGGTCAACGGAGAGCTTGATGCTGCCGCTTTCGCCGCTGTAGTTCACGTTACGAACGCTGTCACCGGAAGCACCACCGATGCGAGCGAAGTCGCTGATGTCGCTACGAAGTGCAGTGTCAGCAACCAACATAAGGTTGTTGCTCGAACCAGTTACCTTGAAGATCGAGGAGATGATACCGTTCAGTTCGCTTTCGGCGAAGTCATCATCAGTAACGTCAACGATGCTTGCAGCAGGTGTGCGGAACGCAGAAGGCACGTCCGAAGGACCTGCGCTGTCAAGCCAGTCACCGAGTCCACGAAGGGCGTATGCAGTACCTGAACCGTTTTCTTGGGCGCGATCCTGAGTACCAGCAAGGGTAGCTTCGATGTCACGCTTGATTTCGCGGATTGCTTTAGCTTCTGCTTGAGCGATCTTAGCTGGACCAACGGAATCAACTGCTTCTTGCAGGTCGGATACCATATAGTCACGGCGGAACTTCTGTACGAAGTTACCAAGACGAGCACGACCAGCGAACTTGTCAGTGAAGCTTGTTACGTCAGCACCTTCGTCGATAC